GCAAGGGTTGCCCGAAGGCACCCCTTCAGTCGCTTCGGCGGCTGCCCCGACCCCAGCGGGACCCCATTTGGGGCCCTCTGGGCACGAGACAGCCCCCTCCAGCGAGGGGGTTGGCACGGCAGGATCCGCGGTGATTACTCACCGTGGCCTTAAGCGGGCGGAGAAGGCGCGTCTTGCGGCCGGGAGAAGGACGGTTTTCGCAGCTCTTGCTGCGATCTCCGAAGTTCCCCTGGTTGTCGGACGCGTCTCCAAAGCCCGTACGGCTCGTCCGGCGTCTCTCCTCGGGGACCGAATGGATCGAAAGATCCTTAAGGTCGCCAGGGCCTCCGGTGTCGAGAGGGCCCTCCGCTGGGTTGCGGAGGAGTCCTCTCGATGCCGGATTGCCTGGCTCCGAGGAGAGCCCGTCCAGCGCTTCTTGGGCTGTCGTCTCCCGAAGCGGTTCTCCACTTTGGAGGCGACGGCCCAGTTCTCGATGGTGAAAAGGGCGCTCCCTCTTCCACCCTCCAGGGTGGTCAAGGAGGCGCTCCAATCACACTTCGAGAACCTAACTACGCCGTGGAAGACCGACCTAGATCTCTTGACGAAGGCTAAGGCCTTCGCCAAGGATTGGGCGATCATCCACCTCCCGAAGCGGGCCGCACCCATGCCAGTTGGAAAACTGGCTGAGTCGGCCTGCCTCGAGAAGACTACCCGCGAAGGCGGGCTAGTGGCGTGGGTTAGAGAGGCACTGGACGCTGCTCCGGTCGTCGACGGGGAACGGCCCTACTCCCTCCTTTCGGAGGAGTGGGCCGACCTCGTCGCCGAAAGCCGACTCCGCCTAGTCTGCGAGAACCTCTCGAAGGAGGGGATCCCCAGGGCTAAGGTGGCCGTTGTGAAGGAACCTGGTCTAAAGGCCAGGATCGTGACCAAAAGCAGCGGCTGGGCGGTCACTCTCGGGCACATGGCTCGCGAGCGTCTGACTATCGGCTTACGCCGAACAGACGCCCTGCGGGCGGTGCTCCGAGGTGACCACGAAGCCGCACACCGTCTTTTGACGGGCGCTTTTGGCCAGGTCCTGTCCTCGGACCTGTCCAACGCAACGGACCTCTTCCCCTTGGATCTCACCGGGGCGATAGTCGAAGGACTTGTCGCTTCCGGTCGATTCCGGGACGAGGAAGTAGTCGGCCTACGGGCTTGCTCGGGACCCCAGGCAGTGGTCTGGCCCACCATCTCCCCCGATGAGGTAGTCACCTCTCGAGGGATCCTGATGGGCCTTCCCACGACCTGGAGTTTACTCTGCCTCCTCCACCTCTTCTGGTTGGATGAGGCCGAGAAGAAAGCTCCCCTTCCGACGCGCCCAGGCGACGGCCGCAAGTACGCGAAATACGCGATTTGCGGTGACGACGCCGTGGTAGCGGGTCACCCGGACGTACTCGACGAGTACGAACGGTTGATCCGTGAGTCGGGCGGGAAGCTTTCTCCGGGCAAGCACTTCCGGAGTAGTTCCGGACGAGCCGTGTTCCTTGAGGAGCTTCTGTGCTTTCAAGGAGAGGTTGTCCGGCATCCCGGACAGACCTCCCCCTGGTGGATACCTCCGACCAATCTGCTCCGCATATGCGGTAGCACGATTGAGCGGACGATAACCCTCAGGGGGTTGAGCTTCCCAACACGTGGGCTTCACCGCGCAGCACTATGTGCTGTAGCTCCTGACCTCCAGAGTGATCTGGCGGCAGGGGCAGTGGTGGAGTCCCTCGTGGAAGGAGGCTCGGATCCTAGGAAGGTTTGGGCCGTGCAACAAACGTTGCACGCCCGGGCCCTCCGGAGGATCAGGGCTGTCGGAATACCGGCTTGCCTCCCCCGGAAACTGGGCGGAGCGGG